ATGTGATCGAATGCAAAAAAGGGGAGTACTTCTATATCGCCTCAGCCGATGATTTGACATCTGCGACGCACGGGACAATCAAGAGCATTGGCCGTAAGGCGCGGCGGCATCGCGTGAAGCTTTCAACGGCAAAGCCAGCAAACGAAACACAAGCGTCAATAATTGAACATCAGGGTCGCCTGTTGCGCGGCATCGAACGCGAAACGAAAAAAGCTCGGCTGAATGTACTCCGCGATACACGGACCACTGCGGCCCCGAGAATTGAGCCGCCGAAAGCGCAGGCATGACCGACGCCGGTGAAACCGCCGGTGAAGCCCGCCAATGCCGCGTCTGCGGCGAATGGCTACCGGAAACCAGGTTCTCCATTAACCGGAAAGCCGGAAAGGAGTACCGCAATCGGCGCTGTAACGACTGCCGGTCGCTCGAGTACCAGCGCTTCCAGGAAAGCCAGCGCAACCGCGCAGTCGGTGCGTTGCTGCGCTGGCCGCCGGTTCTGATTGACGAAAGTTGAATACTGAGATTGACAACGAGGTTGACGAAATGAGCGCTTTCCGTGCCTGGTGCCGCCGGGCTGGCAATTATCACGCGGTCGAGACGATAGACCGCTGGCACAAAATGTCGCCCCGGCAGCGGGCGGAAATCTTGCTGATGCTGCGCCGCGATGGTCGCATCGAAAAGCATGGCACGGGGGCGCATTCATGACCCTGGTCGAGCGTCTACGCGCCGCCCAACTGCGCGGCAATACTGCTCCCGCTGACATGCATTTGCTGGAGGAAGCGGCAGACCGCATCGCAGAACTGGAGGCTGTGCTGCAGGAGGTGGGAAAATTGCCGGATAAGTGGCGAAAGGAAGTGCGTGAGGCACCTGAATTTCCAGCCGACTTGTTTGTTGCTGCTGACATGCTGAAATGCGGGTTGTTCTGGGCCGATGGTTGCGCCAACGAACTCCGCGCCATCCTCGACGAATTATCACGCGATTAAGCCGATAAGTCGGCATAAATGACGAAATAACGTCGTTCTCAAATTAGCTACAGTCGTTCTCAAATCGGGTACGATCGTTCCCAAATTAGGACAGACCTAAGCTGCAATACTGACCCATTCGGTACGCATGGCGCCGGCCTTGTCTTCAGCCAGCAGCGGCATCTGATGGGTGATGCCCTTGTCGGGATGGGTAATCCACATCGCCTGCATTGGCTCCTGAAATGGGAAGTTGGAGCGGTAGGCGTATTCGTCATAGCCCTTGAGCGATCCGTTACAGATGAAATTGCCGGCGCCCCAAAAGAGCTGGTGCCAATGGCCAAAGATCATGGTGTCGTAAGGTTGATTGATGGCATCCTGGCGCTTGCGCTTGCGGTGGTCGCCCAGCGCCCACGGCGTCATCGGGCCGGAGATGCCGGAGCCACCTTTGAACTGGTCGCCGTGAGTGAGCAGATAGCGGTGATTGTGAACGCGGTATATGTAATCGAGGGAGTCGGACACGGCGACCGTCACGCGGTCATCGGTCGAGAAGTGGCGGGCTAAAAACTGATACAGAATCCATTCGTAGTTGTCGCGGACGGCGCCCTTGGCGCGTGGCTTGCGGTCCAGGCGGCCATGATTGCCCACGACGCACGGCACGAATACATGACCGAAGTCGCCGGCCAGTAGGGTGATCGCCGCAACCAAGTGCTCGAACAGGTCGAGCGTGATCTCAAGGATTGGCTCCTGATTGGTCTCGCGGATCTCGTCGTGGATGTTGCCGGATACCATGTCGCCGCCCAGCGGCAGTACGATGCCTGGATAGTCGCCGTGCAGATAGTTGCGGCACAGCACGACGCTGGTTTCAATGATGCGCTTCAGTCGTGTTGAGGCGATGCCCAGGTTGAACTCGTTGCAGCCGTTCACCTCGCGCTTGCGCACCACCTCGCCCCAGTGCAGGTCGGATAGGAACAGCGTCGGCGTGCCGAGCGTGCCTTTCGCCTTCGGCTCCACCGTCCAGCGCGGCGGCTTGGCTTCGGCGCTGTCGAGACCGTGAATCAGCTCGCGCAGTTTGCGCGTGCTCATGGCCTCTTGACTGAGATTCAGGACTTGCTTGCGTAGCAGCTTGATCTCGTTGACCAGTCGCTGCTCGGAGGTGATGACCTCGGCGGGCTTCGGCTCTTTCTCCAGTGCGACCCGGGCGGCAGTGTTCGCAGTGAACCGCCGCCGACAGTTGCGCTCGCGGCACTGGTAGCGCAGGAAGCCGGCGACGGTCTTGTCGGATGACCGCAGCCGGTAATTGTCGCCCCCGCAAGAGGGGCAGTACATCTTGCCTTGCGCGTCGTCCAAACTGCCCCCTTGCGCCCGACCCGGCGCCTAAACGGTAGGATATAGCATGGCGAATTAGACTACCGGATTATTCGATAGTGGTAATCCATGCGGCTTCTTCAGCCACCGCGAAGGCCGCGTCCCACCGCGCCGTGCCGCCCGCGCTCTGAATACCAAAGCGTGTTTCGGTGTTGAAGCTGGCGCTGTTGTAAGTGACCTCGAAGACAGAATTGCCCGGCACGCCACCAGTGGCGATAGCCAACGCTGATGCGTTGCGGAAAATGAACGCACCGAGAATATCGTTGCCGTTGAAAGACAGCCGAATCAGCCTGCCGGCGGTTGTGCCAATCGGACCCTTGCCGGTCATGGTGACGCTGGCGCGGGTGGTCGCGACACCGGCATTGACTTCATTCAGCTTGAGTACTGGGCTTGAACCGCTTGCTCCCTCAACCAAAAGCTGCCAGTAATTGCTGGCGTCCTGTACTCGCCCGACCAGGGCAATATCTTCGTCGTTCAGATTAACGATGGCATACCAGACCGCATTCGATAAGCCAGTGTCCAGTACTGCCATGCTGTAGGTTGGAAGCGGGCTCGAGGTACGCAGCGCCTCCGCGCCGTTGCTTTGAATCTCGAATCCATCCGCCATAGCCTCCCATCCGCTTGGCGACACGGCCGCAGGCGTATCCGGGGCGTGCGCCGTCAGATTGGTGCCATTGGTGCCGGTAAACGAGTCGATCACAATGAAAGCCTGATCGGCCCACGCAATGATCGTTACTGGCTTGGTTTTGATGGTGCCGGCCAGCGGTGCGCCGGCCCCGTCATTCCAAGCCACGTGCAGGTCGCATGAGTACACCTGCCCTTCGCGCTGCGGGCTGTTGGCGGTCTGATCCAGCACAGTCAGGCTGGCCTGCGCGCTCGGTGCGTTGGCTTTTACCCAGACCCCCGCGCCAGACAACCCCCAGTCCATCAGCGTGGCCGAATCGTTGCCGTGAATCTCAACCACGTTGTCATACATGCAGATCAACTGATCCGTATCGTAAACGGCCGAAGTGAGCGGGTCGATAACAATGGCTTGCGCGCTGTAGTTCCAGCGCACGCTCGATTGATTGCCAAAGCTTGAATCCGTACGCCGAAACTCGAAACCAGGCGCAGCGGTGCCACCGTAGGTTGTGAAATAGAAGGACGTGATCGGATCGGTATTCCACAGGATCTCAATCGGATCGGTAACGGTGGCCGTACCCGGTATGTCACTGAGAACCTCAGATGCGCCGGGTCCGGTCCAATCGGCGCGCGCGTACACATCGACCCGGTAAACCGTCTGCGGCGAGTTGCCAATATCCATCTGGAAGCCGGGCGAGTCGCTCAGGTCTGCATAGACGGTGATGGTCAGCGGCGAGCCGGTCTCAGAGCCGGCCGCGACATACTCGGAATGCAAGATGGTTTGCGGGCTGGCCCCTTCGATGTAAACGTTGACCTTGTAGTCCTGCAGGTATACCCAGTTGATCGGTGGAAATTCGATCTTGATGCGGTAGTAATTCGGGCTGGCCGAGGTCACCAGTTCCGCGGTCAGCGTTGGCGTCGGGCCATCGGGTACTGCCGGATCGGTGATCTGCGCCGTCCCCGGCGTCTCGCTCAATACGTCGTAGACATCGGTGGACGTGATGGACCGCACATACACATTGACGATATAGGTCACCTGCGGCGACTCGCCCCGCGCGGCAGCGAAGTCGGTCAGCAGGGTATAGACATTCGGTGAGTCCGTGGTCGGCGTGACGTAGGCTGAATACAGGATCGTCGTCAGGTCCGCGGTGGTCGTGACCGTGACGTAGTAATCGAGCGTATACGGCCAGGTGACGCCAGTAAAGACAATCTGAATACAACTTTCCGTCTGCGGCGAAGCGGCACCGAAGCCGACATAGGTCAGGGTCGGCGTCGGTCCATTTGGCGGTCGGTTCGGGTTGTTCAGCAACGTATCGGGCGGATCGTCATCAGCCGGATCTGAGTTGGAATAAGCGGTGTCATCGTACTGGAGGTACTTGCGCCGCCAGCGGCCGCGGGCGATCGGCTCGTTTTCGATCAACGCCATTTCCACAGCGGACAAGCCCAGGTCGGCATTCGTGACTGTCGCCACATCGCCAATACTACGCAACAGGCCGTTGTCAAAGCTGGTGAACTCCAGCGTCATCCCGAATTGAGCCTTTTTGTATACTTCCTCGGCTTTGCGGTAGGCGTTTCTGCTGTCATCCCAGTACGGCATCTGCAGCGTGGTATGGGTGCCTGAATCGCCGGGCGTGCCGTAGGTCTTTGACCATTTGGTTCCGGTGCCCCACTCGAACACGACTTCGACCGATTCTGGCCGGTTGCGCTTGCCCGGATAGATCAGCCGCGCGCTGCCTTCGATCATGTCAGCCGCCGTGACGGTATGATTTGCCGCGCGCGATGTATCCGGCGTAAAGACGGCAACGCCATTGAACAGCTCGATAAAGCAATTGGCTTATTGCGCCAGCGTATGCACCCAATACTGCAGGCTCTGCCGGGTCTGAATACAGCCGCCAATCGTCCAGCGCCGGTCCTGCGGTGACCGGGTGCCTACCCGTTCATCACAATAATCGGCTGCTTCAGCGACCGAGGCCCAGTCGATGACGTAACCGCAGCGCTCCAGAATGTCCGCCAGGATCAGCGCCGGATTCTCCGTCCATGCGATCGTATGCGGCGAGGTCCGCGGGTCTGCGACCTTAATTCCGTCCACATAGCCGACGATGTTCAGGTTCCAGCCCTGTTGCATCGAAATGACCGAGTGCGCCTTGCCGGCCAGTGTGTCATAGGAGCCTTTCAAGGCCGTCATGATGGTGGACGCGGACTGCCCGGTTGTGCCGGTGAAATGTTCGTGCGCGGCGCCGGCAACCGACTTCAAGCCGACATCTGGAAAGTACAGCACATGACTGCCGATCCCCGAGCCGTTGAGGTGTTCAATCTCTCCGATTGACCACAGCAGGTCCAGCACCAGGAACTCGTCGGAATCGTCGGCGCCAATCACCAGTGGCCGCACGGCGGAACGCCCGAATGCGTAAGGTTCGGGATCGCCAACCCGCGCGGCCTTGAGGACATAGTTGCGCGGATTGCGTGCCGTGACTTCCAGGATGCCTGGATTCGGGATCGGGGTGTTGACAATGGGAGGGGGCCGCTGGGCCTTTTGCCTTGGCGGCAGGATGTAGACTTGACCCTTGTCGCCTATTTTTGCCCTGACGTAGCGGGTATCGCCTGGGCCGGCTTTGACTGGATACCAGACAACGCCCGGCTCACCTGCGACGGGTTTATATTTGACAGGCATCAGTCTTTAGTGCCGCGCAGAGGAACGTTGACGAAGTACAGATCGCCACCGACATTGCCGACGATGACCGGCGGCCCGGTGAACTGTACGGAATAGGTGACTTGCGGGGATTCGGTGAAGTAGGTCAGCGTGTGCACATCTCGCCGGCCGGCGGTGTAGGTCGCCTTCAGGGAATTGTATTGCGCGAGGGTCAGTGCGTGTTGTAACTGGAAACGGAAAAAAGGCTCTGAATGGTACAGCCGGCTGTGCATCGTGCCGGTTTCGGCAAAGTCATCCTCGACGCCGGATTCTTCCTCGATGGATGAGCCGAGCAGGATGTCATAACTGGGATAGGCGGCCATTACTGTACTTCCACGATGTCCGGCCCCCAATAGATCCGGTCGCCGATAGACAGCAGATTGGTGTATTCGGTTGTATTGATGGAGGTGTTCGGAAATGACTTGTTCAGCAGACCTTCGATCATGCTGATCTGAATCCCATTGCGGTCAATGGTCACCTCATCCATGAGGCCGGAAAACAACAGCGTGGCATCCGAGCCGAATGGCGAGCCCCACGAAGTCTGGTATTCGTAAATGGATACTGTCTTGCCTTCGGCGTTGTAATTGGCGACCAGCGCCAACCACGGATCGTCCTCGCCATTCGGTAGCTGAAGGGTGCCGCCGTTCATATCCAGCGAACGCACCAGAGCGCCGGAGGCATACCACGTCTCGGCATTCCAGGTGATGTTGGCCGCATAGGTGGCAATGGTGCGGGTCACGTCAGGAGAAGACGCTGCCCATCCCATACGGATCAGATAAATGGGCTGAGTGACATTTGTGCCGACAGCGGCTTCGACAACCGCCGGAACAGTACGGGTCATTGCGTCACCAGGCCAGCGTCTTGAACGTTCACCTGAATCGTCAGCGTGCTCAGCCCTTGCGCCAGTGCTGCGGCGACTTGCGGGCCGATGGTCGCGACCGTGGCGTTGATCTCGCTCAATCCATCGTCCATCACTTCCGGCAGGTTCTGCCCTTCCAGTGAAGCCGCGATAATGGCCAGCGGATCGCCCACTTGCGCGATGAACTGATCGACGACATCCCGCACTGTCGCGGCATTGTCCAGCGTATCCTGCCGCCGCAGGTTCAGCACTTCATTCGCCCGCGCCCGGAACAGCTCAATGATGCCGACCAGCTCGTTCTGCATGAACGCCTGATCTTCCGGCGCGATGCTGCGAATGATCGCGTTGAACTGCTGTTCGAGACCGGAGATGTCTTCGACACTGGACGCATTGGTGATCTGGCTGATCAGCCGCTGTGCCTGGTTGAAGAGCTGCTCGCCGGTCTGGTCCGGTGCACTGATGCCGAGAATGTCGGCTTTCAGCTTGTCCAGATTGGCGTTGAGTCCCTTCTGGATTGCGTCGATCTGCGCCAGCAGCTTCAGCTCGCCTTCACGCACGACGGTCGAAAGCAGGCCGATTTCTTCCAGCGACTCAATCGAGCCGTCGAAATTGGTGATCGCGTCCAGCAGTCCCTGATTGACCTTTGCCAGCGCTTCCGTCAGCGATACGTCAATGATCCCACCGGACAGTGGATCAGAGCCGGCGAAGTCCTGCAGGGCTTTGCGGACGTTGACCACGCGGTTGACCACTTGCAGGAACTCGTCAAACGCCTGCGACATCGTTTCCGCGCCGGTGCGGAAGGCAGCAACCAGCTCCAACACTTGCGCCGTGGTGCGGCCGGAGAAGATGTCCGGGTTTTCGCGCAGCAGCTTATCCGTCGCCAGTGCCACGCCGAAGCGTTGAATCTGCTCCTCGAAGTCACTGGCGCCACGCACGAAGTCTTGCAGGTCCGTGTCGAACTGGCTCAGGATGACATTAAAGCGGGAAGCCAGTACATCCGCTGCGGTGGCGGACTCGCCCCATGTGCCTATCCAGCTTTCCAGCGCGTCCGTGACATCCCGGAACTGATCTTCCGTGCCGAACTGGGTCAGGATTTCCGCGATGCCGGTATCGAACTGCTGCAAGGCGGCGGCCATCTGGCCCAGCGGAGTAGTCGGGTCAGCCAAGGAGCCAGCGCCGCCCTGACCCATCAAGCCGAGGATTTCACCCAAAGGCGTAGTAATGCGCTGATTGTCCGGCCGCGTACGTTGATTCTCACCGCCGAGCGCAAACTTCAGATCGCGCGCAAATACATCCGCGATCCAATCGCCAATGATCGCGCCCGCAATGGAACCGATGGCCATGCCGAGCGGCCCGCCCCACGCGCCGAGCCACCAGCCCAACTGCTCGCCCAGCCACTTGCCACCGAGACCACCGAGCAGGGACGCGAGCTGGCCGGTGGTGCTGTCGGCAATACCCTGCCCGACAATCGCGCCAATCGCGGAAACCAAATCCTGCCCGAAGGCGCCGCCCAGATCGAGATCCGCGAATCCGCCGCCGCCTTTGCCGAACGCCTGCTGAATCTGGAGCGTAACCTTCTGCGTGGTCGCCATGTGAATCATCTGCGCCAGTAGGGATTTAAAGCCGTCCAGAATGGAATCAAAGGCATCCTCAGAGCCGTTGAGGATGTTCTCCCACACGCTCTGGAAAGCCCGCTCCATGATGCGGGCGCCCTCGTCCATTGCCACGGCCAGTAGGTCCACTTCCTGCGCGACCTTGCCCATACCCTCGACGGCGCTGTCAAAGCCCGCCACCGCGCGATTCACGGCGTCCTGGTACTGATCCCATGACAGCGTGCCGTCCGCATTGGCGCGGGTCAGCAGCGCCAGTGTTTCGCCCAACTGCCGGCCGGCCGCTTCGACCGGATACAGGGTATCCAGTACGCTCTGCAAGGACTGCTCGTAGGCTTCCTGCTCGCGGATCAGCTCATCAAGCGTATCGCTGGCTTCTTTGAACGCTTCGCCGGTTTTTCTGATGCGCGCGGCAAAACCATCCCAGACCTGCTTGTCGGCGTACTTGGCGCGCGCTTCGTCTAGTTTTTTGTTTAGGACGGTGAAATCGCCAGCGGTGCTAACGGCGGCATTGCCCAGATCTCTGACCGGCGCTTCCGTGCCCTTGAAGGCTTTTTCCAGATCGGCCAGCGTTTTGTCCGTGTCATCCTTTATCTGTTTCAGGTTGTCCGGGATGAACTTCAGCGCATCCGCCATTTCCTTGGAGCCAGCATTCCACGCGGCGGCAATTTGCTTCGGCATGTCTGCCAGCGCCGCGGCTGATCCGGCAAAGTCGCCCTTACTCAACGCAGCGAGAGAATTGGCCAGCGCGCTGTTCATCGCCAGCAGCGCGCCACCAATGGCCTTTAAGCCGCCACCGAAAGCCGCCACGATGCCCACCAGCACCGTTCCGACGGCTGCGAGGATGCCCTTGAGCGCCGCGAATGCCTGCGCCATGCGCTTGATGACATCAATCATCCATTCGCCGGCCTCAGAGAAATCGTTGGTGCCGGTCGCGGCCTTGATCAGGTATTCCTGAAAACCGACCAATCCCGGAATCAGCGCCTCCGTAAAGGTGATTGCGGCGCCTTTCGCAACTAGCGCCATGTCCCCCAGGTTATCGTTGAACCGATCCGCGTTATCGGCAAAGTCCTGACTGATGGTCGCGTTGAACGATTCGAAGCGATCGGTCATTTCCTTGATGCCGCCCGCGCCTTCCTTCATCAGCGGGATCAGTCGCGCATAACCACGGCCAAAGATTTCCTGCGCGGTGGCGTTGCGCAGCGTGACGTTTTCAATCTTACTCAGGCTTTCCGCGATGGCCTCGAACTGCTGGTCCGGCGACAGCTTCATCAAGTCCGTAACGGACAGGCCCAGCCGCTGGAACGCTTCCGCCTGTTTCGCCGTGCCGCTGGCCGCTTCGAACAGGCTCTTTTGCATCTTATTGATGCCGCCCGTCAGAGTCTCCAGCGATGCGCCCGACTGTTCTGCAGCGTAGGCGTACTTGCTCAAAACCTCAGTCGAAATGCCGGTCTGCTGCGACAGGTCGCGCATCTGGTCAGCGGCGTCAATGGTCTTCTTTACCGCGTAGCCAACCGCCACCGTAATGGCCGCAAATGCCGCCCCCAACTTCTTGGCGGTTTGCTCCATGTCGCGCTCCATCTCGGCCATGCGCTTTTTCTGGTTTTTCGTCGCCCGCGCCATGTCGGTTTCGAAGCCAGCGACATTGGCGGCCAACGTAACGACCAGTTTTGCGAGGGAGCCTGCCATTACTTTTTACTCATGATTTTGCCGAAGAGGGTTTTGACGGTCGTGGCGATTTCAGGATCTTCCTTGACGGGCTTGCGATAGAAAGGAAGGAAGTCGACCAGTTTTCGGGCCTTCTCTTTCTTGTTGACGTTGACGTTCCAGAGGATCTGCGCGATCTGTGCCAGCATCACGTCTTGCCGATGACTGCCCCACGGATCATCGCGATAGGCAGCCATCAGCAACGTTTCCTCTGCCGCCATCATGGAACCGAGTTCAGACGGCAGGCGGCCCAACTGAAGCCCGAGCATGACCCGGAACTTCAGTCGGGCATCCTGCTTTAGTCTTTTCCCGCTTCCACAATGGACTCTTCGCCGGCCATGCCGTTGAGTTCACGCACCTTGTCGAACAGTGCGCCGATCAACTGCGCGTCCAGTTCCCCGAGTTCCTTGGCCGATCCGACCCGCTTGCCGTCAGCATTGACGAGGCAATCGGCGACCAGGCGTGCTCTCAGGTTTTCCAGGTTACGGCCTTTGCCTTCCTGTCCAACCACGGATGCTTCGAACGCATCGCGCTGAACCGAAGTTAAAGGCTTCAGGAAAACGGTGATGGCATCCTTGCCTACGGTGACCTCGCATTGCACCGGCTTCGGCGCAAAGGTCTGCTGAAATTCGACGAGCGTTTGGATTGGCATCAGTCCTCCTTACGGGGTGGCGAGAGTGGGCGAGCCGGAAATCTTCAGGCCCAACGTGGCGCGGACGGCTTCATCGACGCCGAGGTTCCACGAGTACTGGTTCGGGTACGCCGTCATCGTCAGGGTGGTCTGTGGAGAATCCGACAGGCGCATCTGATATGTCGTGACTGTGCCGGCCAGGAAGTCGTTCCAGATCTGCTCGTGCATGGTCGTGGTCGTGGCCGGATCCAGAATTACCTCCATGGAGATACTTCCGAA